CACATGAACAAAGATTTACCAACACCAGTTCCAGCAAGTGCAATGTTTAGTGTTTTCTGTGGAAGTCCACCTTTAGTAATCTTGTTGAAGTATTCCAAATCGAATTCAATTTTTTCTTCTTTCTTGTGATAGAACTCAAATCGTTCATCACCGTTTTCTACATAGTCGTGTCCTACGTTCTGATCGAAAGCAACAGATAGTGCCTCAGACAGAATGGACGGTATAGCTTCGGCGGTATGTTCTTTATCTTTTCCTTCGATAATCTGAATACCGCTAAGGATTGCATTGTAGACTGCTTTATCCTTGCAAAACTTTTCTGTTGTATCCACCAGCCATTGCATATCAACATCTGCATCAGACAAGGTTTCAACAATGTTAACAACTTTCTTAAATTGTTCTTCTGTTAAATCTTTACGATTGTCCAGTTCAATGGACAAAGATTCTTTTGTTGGTTGATTTCCATATTTTTCAATAAACTTGGAAATCTCTTCAAACACTACACGTTCATGTACGTCTGAAAAATACTCTGGTTTTATAAAAGGAAGAACCTTACGAGCATAAGGTTCATTCTTTACGAGATTAGATAGTGTTGTTCTTTCAATTGTCTGTATTGACATATTGTAAATTATCTTCCTTAAGCTGTCGTTCTAAGATAACTGTAAGAACATCTCCAATGAGGTTCTTAAAGTCCATATCTTCTTGTAATTGTTCTTCTGTATAACTACCTGAGTATATCACATCATAGTGAAATGTCAAGGGCATTTCGCCACTTTCTGTTTCTTCACCAAACTCCACCTTACCATACTTATAAATGATGTTCTGATAATCACCAGCAGTAGACAACAATTTAATGCCAGTCCACTGCTCTCCTTCTTGTTTTGAAGAAACGTACTCAAAGCATCTTTCTAAATCAACCCTCGTCAACTGCATCTTCAATCACCTCTTCTTCTACTACCTTCTGTCCGTATTTAAATTCTTTACTTGCGGCTTCATCCAACTGTTGCATAATCTCTTCAGTAAAGAATTTCTCTGGTTGATTGTTGATTGTCTTACCAAATGTTTTAGTTCCATCAGGCAACTCAATACGAGTAGAAACAGATTTAAAGATACCATACTTCAGTGCAAGTTCAAGCAAACCATAGTAACGGTCAAGTCCACGTTCATACATCAGACGAACATCAACCATCTTGTTTTCGATTGTCAAACGAGACTTTGCATTCTTACAGTGAATGATGTTACCAACAACCTCAGTTCCATCTTTCTCTTTCTTCTTAGAAAGATATACGATTGATGATGCAGCGTATTTCAAACCAGAACCGCCACCCATTTCTTTGGTTGGGAACATTGAACCCACTACGTCATATGTATGGTTTGTCACAACCATAGGAACTTTTGCTTTACCAAGTTTCAAAGTCAACACACGAAACGCAGCCTTGAGAACTTGTGCCCGTGTCATATCACGAGTCTCTTTACCTTCACTTGTGTCCTCTACTTCTTTAGTTGTAGACAACATACCAAGTGAATCCAAACACAACATCATTGGTTTTCTGTCTGCTTCGTTCTGTTGCAGATATGCATCCAATACTTTGATTGCTTGTGTACGAAACTCTTGCACAGTTGTCACTGGAAGGATCACCATACGAGAAGGGTCGATACCACGATCAATAACCATCTGTTGTGTAATCGCACTCTCTGATTCAAAGTAAAGAACACCAGCTTCTGGATTTGCATCTAGAAACTGTTTTACCATACCCATCACAAAGAATGTTTTACCAGTTGCAGATTCACCAGCAACCGCAGTAATTTTATTTGATGGCAATCCACCATAGATACTGCCACTCAGTAGTGCATTGAAAATGTAACTACCTGTATCAATAAACGAGTCTACATCACCAGCCTCTACACCTTCTGATACAAGTGCAGCATATTCGTTGCCTGCTGTCTTGGCAATATCTTTTAGAAAATCCATACTTAAATATCTCCTTCTTCTCTGTTCTCAGAACGAAATGCTTCAAATCCGTCTGGATATCTTGCCTCTAGTTTTTCTATATTCATATAGATAACATCTTCAAAAATAATATCTAGTGCAATACATCCTTGTGCGAGATACCAAAGAATATCACCCATCTCACGTTTTAGGTGATAGATAGTGTGTTCATCCATAGGCTTACCTTGGAATACACATTTCTTTACAATCTCTGTGAACTCACCACCTTCTGCACAAATACCTAGTGCAGCGGTAATCAGTCGCTCTGGTTTCACAGAACCTTCAGTCATCTCATCAATAATATCTAGTGAGTCTGAAAATGCTTGTGGGTCTTTTGATTCATCGCTTGTTACTTCGTCAACAAAACGAGTATAGTCGAGTAGAAAGTCTTTATCCATTACGAATCTCCAAAGGTAGCGTTATAAGTGTTGTACACTATAACAGATAATTTGTGGTTTGTCAATGACTTTTAACCTAAGAGTCCTTTATTTGGTAAGGCAATACCACTCGTTTGTTGCGTCCAACCATTTGCAATCTCTTCTGCTGTTTCGATAACATACAGAACAGAATTTTTAGGGAAAGTGAAATCTCCTTTTGGTTCAATACCTGTCATACTTATTCCGTTGACAAGCCCTACGCCCTGTTGTGTGACTTGTACCATTCTAGGACGATTGATGATAACACCAGTAAAGTCATCAAGTACAAGTTTACCTACAATCTCTGCTCCGTTGTTTAGTACAACGGTAACTATTGTTCCTTTATTCATTTTATTGCAATCGCTCCTACAAATGTGTGGTTACGCCAGAATGGCTGTACTTTATCGTCTGCAAACCCAGCATCATAAAGATTTAATAGGATTTCACTCCATGTGTTGGGTTTCATCATGTGACGCAGAGTTCTCTCCTTGTCCATAATATCTTCAGTTGTAAATGTTTGTCTTTTATAATCATAGTAATTGAATGTCATCATATCCTGTAGTCTTGCATCTTCACATACAGTTTTTTCTGCAAAGATAAAAGCACCACCAGTATTCAATCCATCATAAATTTTAGACAAAACTTCTTGTCTGTGTCGAGGCGGCATGAACTGTAGTGTAAAGATAGATGTCACTAGAGAACAGTTTTCAAAACTGTAGTTGCGAATATC